ATCCCCTTTGTCTCATCATGCCATCCTGGGACTGGAGCGAACTTGTTGATAAGCCATTGCAGGTCGTGTTTCGCGAGTGGCCACTTGCCATTTTTCCAAAGATCTTTTGAATAGTCTCGAGCGTGCTGGATTTGATTTCCTGATTGAGGGTAAGGAAATCCAAAGTCGTCTCCCTGAGTTCTAAAAAGGTGCGAAAACCACGTCTTTCGGTTCGTAACGAGCCTACCACCGCTTAACCAAGTTTTACAGGCGATTTCAGTGCCTTGCTGACCCCACGAGCCATGTTCTTCGTCACTACCGCCAAGCTCCCAATACCATTCTCTGTTCATAAAGAAGCAAGCTCCAAGTAAAGACATAGTTTCGGTAATATCGCCCTCGAATCCTGGGCGTTTTCCAAGAGAACCCCAATACTGGAAGTGTAAATCTTGGTCGAATCGGTAGTGATCCGATCTTCGGTTCATGCGAGGTTGCCAGACAATGATTCGATCGAACTCTTGAGAGTCACAGTTTGGGTTTTGTTGGCGTTTTTCACCTGGAAGCATACAGTGGGTAGGAGTTGGAGACTGATACCACCTATTGCCACATTTTTTACACACCCAATCAAAAGCGTGGAGGTTATACATGCGAGGGACTTGGGTTACATTCTTACCTAATTTTCGCCCTGCTTCGACCAATACCTTGTCAAAACCCTTGTCGAGAACACAATGGGCGTCGAGCTTCATCACAAACTCTGCGGTAGAGAGTTTGATAGCTTCGTTGAGTCCTGCCCTCTGGCCAACTGATTCTTTTTTGAAGGCAATAATGACATCTGGGTCGTCTTTTATTGCTGGATTTGGCCAGTTACCATCACAGAAGACAATAATATTGGTCTTAACCGATCCATCTCTGGAAGCAAGCACTCCCTCAACAGTTCTACTCAAGAACTCCTCATTTCTAGCGGTGATGATAACGGATAAATCTATTTTCTCCATGCTGGACTTTCTGGGATAAGAGTTTCGGTACTCTTGATACTTTTTCGACGTTCGACATTCATTTCGATTGAGCTTTCGAGTCTTGGGAGCGGATGACCAGACTGGCGCATTTTGAAGGCCAGAGCGTTCATGTCTTTTGGTAAGCATTTACCAGACCAGCCCTTGTTATCCTTGTAGACGTTTGAGTGAGTTCGACCCATGCGAGGATCGAGTACCAAACCTTCTCGAATGGTGGTAAACGAAGCACCCAAAGTTTCAGCGACTTCAAATACATCATTCCAGTAATCCACACGGCTCATGATCCACATGTTTTCACAGTATTTGATGATCTCTGCTTCTTGTGAGGTACAAAGCATGATGGGCGCGGAAGCGTGAAGCACCTTCATAAACATTTGAGCAACCCTCTCACGAGCTTCTGGGTTACCACCGATGATTTGGAACGCATCGCGCCTTGGTTCTAGGAGAGGATGCCCGAGAGTTTCACCTACATATTCAGGACTCATACAGACTGGAACGCCGTACTTTTCCTCGAGTCTCTCGCATGTACCAATCTCAACGGTCGACTTGACTAAGAAGATACTCACAATATGTTTGTACTTATCAACAACGTTTTCCACAATCGAAGTATCACACTGACCAGTCTCCTTGTTCATGGGAGTTGGAGTACCAATAATCGCCAGGTCGTAGACACCAATTTTTTCGTTTTCTTGGTAAGCTGGCTCATTGTCTGAAACACGCTTAATAATGCCGTCAGTTTGAACATAGTGAGCAGTCTTAAAGTATTTTCCCATGTACTGACCAACCCAACCGTAACCAATCAGCAAAACTTTTGGCTCTTTGTTGACGACGTCACTTGATGATTCTGGTTTACCCAATTGTTTCATATAAACAACCTTTCAATATCTATTTTATTGCTGAGTACCATTGTGAATGGTTTGTCGACGTTTTTGTACTCAAACCTATACTTAAAGTTACCATAAATAGGCGTGTACTTGTAGGCTGGATTATCTGCTAGATCGCTATCATGAAGCACAATAAAGTCTGCTTTATCAGCGTAGAACTTTGCACTACTTCGTCGTTTCCTAGATGGACGATGGTCAACAAACACAAGCCCAAGCCCACCACCAAAATCTAATTCAGTCATGAAGTCATGATGTGATAACTTGTGACTCTCGGACTCAAAACTTCTGAATAACTCAAGCCATTCTGGATCACTTTCAAACGATCGAAGCAGTAAGCCTTTTTCTTTACACATCCAATGCAAAAGAGGCGTACTATTCCAACCGACCCCTAACTCTAGTACAGGTTTATCAACATACTGCATCAATCTAGTTAAAACTGGTATATGTGATCCGCACAGGACAGTTGTACTACTCATACCATAGTTTCAAGACGTCGCTTGCCTTTCCCCAGACTGGAATATCATACATTCTAATATCACCCAACCGCTTTTTACTGCCTTGGCTAAGATACCCATAGGCTTCTGGATGTGAGAAAACAATACTTGGAACTCCTGAATAGAACTCCTCGACTTCTCTGACGGTCACTCCCAAAAGGTTCTCATATCTACCAGGATCTCCCCACTTTGAGTCAATACTGGCGTCGTCCCAACCCTGAGACTTCAACTTGGGGACTTGTGCAAATCGTTCTTCCATCGCTTCGATAAGCATTTTTCTAGGAGCAATCAATTGATTAACAACCTTCCTTTTGGTTCTAAATGAGTACATGGGTGGTTTCGTCCAGGTAAACAGGGAGAGCTTCTGCATGTCGTAGGAAAAAACGTTACGTTTGGGAACATGGGTGTGGAAGTGTTCAAACGAGTATAAAATATCATCTTCAGCCATAGCCACATACTTTGTGGTGGCATTAAGACACCCAATGAGAATCTGGCGATAGATATTACGGTGAGATCTTCCTTTTACGACTCCATCAGCTTCTCCAACAACAATATTGTGGCCAAAATCCATAGGCTTATGCGAAACTGAGATGAGTGGGTGTTCTCCGATCGCTTTGAGCAACTGCCTCTTGGTATTCTCTAAAAAATACGGATTAGTTTCCTCGAGATGGTTAGAGGTGTAGTAAATAACTGTTAGGTCGAGTTTTTCTTTGCTTTTGAACATTACTTTTTCTCAAACCACCAACAAGGCACTCGGTCGTCTCTATGACCGCCCTCTGATCGTGGAATTATCTCCAACTTAATACCATTTTGTTTGCAATAAGCATCGACTGCTGGGATAACGTGAACTGTTCGAGCTTCATAGTAGTCATGACCAGATATGATACCGCCTACCTTAACTTTTGGAGTCCAGAGAAGAATATCCAGCATGACGTTGTTAAAATCATGCGCGCCGTCTATAAAAACAAAATCTAGTGTCTCCTCAGCGTAGTTGATTGAAGCCTGAAGACTGGTTTTCTTGATAAGTTCAGCATTGTAATTTTGGAGACGGTATTTTGCCTTATTGTATGCAATATCTTGTTCCTGACCACTCCGCCAGTTTCCGTCATAAGGAGACCAAGGATCTACACAATAGATGTGTAAGTCTTTGATCTTTTGACAAAGGACTTCTGAGTATCTTCCGTCGGCCACACCGATTTCAGCTCCTACTTTGAAACCTCTTTCATTAAAGTACTCAGCTAGTTTTATTCTGTTTTCCATTCTGCTTCCTTTATCCTCTCAGGTGTCCACATCGGGCAGTCTGGGAACTTTCTAATTAGATACGACATCGGGTATTTCTGTTTATGCCACACTTTTTGAGTGAGCCATTTTTGAACATTCTCGTTAGCTTCTGAGACACCAGATTTATTGAGAGTGTAGCCACGGCCGTACTTTCTTCCTTTGTGGAGATGTGCATACCACGTTTTTTTATTGCGTACCACTCTGCCACCAGATAACCAACATTTGAAGGCGATTTCCTGAGCCTCTTTCCAAAATGGGCCATAGGTAACTTCATCCATCAGCTCTAACCAGATAAAATACTCTTTGGTCATAAACCATGCTGAACCCTGAAAACTCATGGCATCGTCAATCAGGACTGATTTCAATTGAGGATCTCGATTCTTCTCGCGCCATTCACGGCCAGAAAACTCTCTACCACCCCATTCTTGGTCGTCATTTGGGTAGGTGAGGAACATGTAGTCAATGTCTGGCTTTTCAACGTCTCTAAGCGTCCATGTTTCAGGCTCTAAGCGTTTTCTTCGGGGAATCTGTACCCAATCTTTTTTGTGGTCGATTTTGAGGATCTCATCGAACCCTTTGTCAAACATACAATGGCCGTCAGTTTTGAGAATGTACTTCCCTTGAGCCATTGCAACGCCCTTGTTGATAGCACCTCTCATGCCGATTGGTTGAGTAAAATGGATATAGTGAACTCGCTTATCATCGACAATTTCATCTGGCCAGTAGCCATCCAAAACAGCAATAACCTCAATATCCTGGGTAGCTTTTTGAAGTAGATCTCTGATAGTTTTCGTTAAAAATTGTTCGTTTCTTGAGGGAATAATAATAGATACCAATGAAGTCATATACATTCATTAAACCACTCTGAAGCCCGAAGCGTCAATATTACTTGTGTTTTTTACAAACTTTCCACTCTTACTTCTGCCGATTGAATACCCAACAGGTTTGTTTGAATAGTTTGGATTGACCTCTGTGGCTCGCTTAACACTCCAGTCTAGTTTTAACAATCTTTTGGAAAGAGTTTCCCTACTGATTCCTGTTTTTTCCGATAACTGTCTAATCGTGAGCATTTTTCCTTCATAGAGAAACTTTTTTGCTCTTTCTGTATGTCTGGTGTTATTTGATTGTTCCTTTGGAGTAGCCCACCGACAGTTTTCTTTAGAGTAGCCTTTATTATTGTCTATTCGGTCTAAAGATAAACCTTTTTGATAGGAGTCATTCATTTCGTCAATGAAAAACTTAAAGTCTAACCACTCATTACAAATAGTTACACCTCTTTGACCATAGTCTTTATATCTTTGGTTGTTGGGATTTGTACACCTAGATCTCATCGAAAACCAGATTTTGTATAGCCTATGACTTGATTTGTTCATCAATCAAGTATACACCATTTTACACATCTGGGAATGAGGGCGAAGGACTGATTGAAGCAGACACCGAACTCGATGGGCTTGCACTAGCACTAGGCGAAGCTGAAGCCGAAGGCGACAGAGAGGCACTGAGTGAAGGACTGCGTGATGCTGACAAACTTGGTGACAAACTTGGTGAGCGAGACTCTGAGACCGAAGGACTGAGAGAGGCCGATCGACTTGGTGAAGACGAAGGACTCTGAGACAGTGAAGGTGAGAGAGACACACTTGAAGAAGGACTTGTACTCGATGATGGACTGTAACTTGCACTTGGAGTTTGTGAAGGACTGACCGAAGCACTTGGACTCGTAGATGCAGATGGACTCCTTGATGCCGAAGCACTTGGAGAAGACGAAGCGGAAGGACTCAGTGACACGGAAACCGAAGGTGAAACTGAGGCACTTGGCGACGCTGACAAAGATGGACTTCTGGAAGGCGAGACACTTGGTGAGAGTGAGGCCGACAAAGAAGGCGATACGGATGGTGATCGAGATGGTGAAGCACTTGGTGATAAAGAAGCCGACAAAGATGGTGAAGGACTTGGAGAAGCCGACACGATTTGTTGACCCATTCTTGACCAGATAGCAGAGGTGGTACTTCCTGTGTTGTGGTAAATAATCATGCCACTAGCGTTAACTTTGTAGAAAGTAGCGCCTTTAGCAAAACCTGGGTAACCTTCTGGAACAGTGTTTCCCTCAGCTTCGAGAATATCGCCTGAGTGATTTTCTGGAGTCTGGGGATGAGTAATACCTTGAGTTCTATAACGAAGAACCACGTTGGTACGGTAGGGAGCTAATGCCGTTAAAAAGTTAGCTTCAGCAGTTGTGCGACTACCTTCAACTTTAGCTTCGATTCGATCGATTTCTTCTTGAGTTGATTTAGGTAGATCGGCTTTGAGTTCAAATGTTGGCATTTAGCTTTCTTTCATTATGCCCTCCCCATCCAGTCGACAGGGAGGGCTAACTTATTTTTAATTTTAGAACTTGAAGAAGCCTTCGGTTGCGAAGTGGCGACGTGAGTCAGTCACTTTAGCGCCGTATACAAAGAGGTCTTTGTATGCAGTTCCGAAGTTACCTTGTAGGTCTTCTTCCATGTCGGCGGTCAAGAGCTTCTCAGCGAAGGTACACCAGTTGCTGTGACCAGCAATCAAGTGATAACCATCGGTGTTGTCTCCAGACAGGCGGTTGCTGATAAAGACTTTGAAGCCTTTGAGCATTGTAACCATGCCTTTTTTGATGAGTTCTTCATACACTTCAGGAACGTGCAGGGTGATACCTGTCGCACCGTTGGTGATGAGATCTTCAAACTCTGGAGGAGCAATCAACCAGCGATTTTGAGAAGGAACAGATGAAAATCCGTTTTTCTCCGCTAAGTCGAGTCTCAACTTCATCTGACCGATTTGTGCCAACACGTTTGAAGTGGTGAGCGTTAAAGCAGTTACAGCTTCGATCTCGTAAGCAGTACCCCCAGCGATTGCGCCACCTGTGTAAACAGAAGCTACATCGTCAAGGTCATCTTCGATCACGATAGAAGTGGCTGAAGCGTAAGACTTCACTCTGTACCATTTAGTGTGACCGACGGCTTTGAAGCCACGACCCACCATAGCAGAGGTAAAGTTTGTACTAGAACCAGTCACAGCACCAGTCGTCACATCAACAGTGACTGTACCGTCTGCGTGGTCAGTACCGACGCGGTTACCAGCTCCAACGTCTCCAAACAAGCCGAGTACATACTCGTCCATGTTTTTGTTGCGTTCGTCAGATTTTTGCTGAACCACTGTGGCGTGAGGATTCTTAATGTATGACAACCACATGTCGAGAGTCTTTTCTTTCCAATAGAAAGATTTGTATTGATCGATGGTCAATACAGCGTTTTTCTCGAACAGGGAGTCAGCCGTTAAGTCAGCTCCAGTGTAAGTCTTTTCGGAAATACGAGCGAAGTTCAAGATATTCATCTTTGAGCCAACGTCGTTGATCTCACCTTGATAATCTCGGTTAACGATGGTGTCGACGAGCGACTTATCGTAAACCTCTTTCATGAGCCTCTGGCTAAAGCCTTCAGCTACCTTTGTACCGTATGCGCTTGACATAGTCTTTCCCTTTCAGAATAGTTAGTAATAATTTTCTTACCGTCCCTGAAAGGGGTTTGGAAGCGCACCTATTATGTTAGATACACAATAGGATCACTGTCAATAGCAACATTAAAAGTCGTCTTGCTGGATCTTTTCAGCTAAAAGCAGACGTTTATACTCTGGATAATTGGTCTCTCGTAGAGATCTCGCTTGTTCCACAGTGATTTTGTCACTCTTTGGTGCAGGTGGTTGTTGACCGCCAGTACCAATTGGGAACATCTGTGTTTTCTTTGGTCGAGGGACTTTCCCTGAGTCAATTTGGTACAAGAATGACGACATGAGAATCTCAAAATCAACTCCACGTCGAGTAGGTTTGAGAGCGAACTCTTTGAAATCGTCAACTCTACCTTCAAGGGCTGGGTTGTCAGTGAGAGTGGTAGGATCATCGACAAACGTGTCGACTTTCTTTGTCCATTCCTCTAAATCCTTAAATCCTTTACTTGCGTTGGTGATTGCGTTGATTCGGCGCTTACTTGAGAGACTTTCAGTGGCCATTTTCTTCTCAAAGTCACTCATCACGTCCCAATCGGCATACTCAGCCTTCATTTCGTCTTCCGTTGGGTCAGGAAGTGAAGATGCTTGTTCGATTGCTTCGTTTACCTGTTTGTTTCGAGCGTACAAAATCTGAGCTTCACGAGCGGAAGCCTTCAATTTCTTGTCTTTCTCGGCGAGTTGTTTCTTTAATTCCTCATCATCCTCTGGTTCTGGGGTAGGATCAGGGGTTGGAGTAGGTTCTGGATCTTTTTTAGGCTCAGGAGTTGGCTCGGGATCTTTCTTTGGTTCTGGATCAGGAGTAGGTTCAGGGTCTTTTTTGGGTTCTTCCTTTTTAGGCTCTGGTTTCTTCTCCTTCAATGCCTCAGCTTCCAAGAGAGCTTTCTGGGCGTTGGCCTCTAATTCTTCGGCTGTAGGTTTTTTGTGCAAGTTAGACATAATACTCCTTTAATTCTTCAATGGTTGAATCAGCAAAATACTTTGCCGAGGTTTCCATCTCAGTAATCGCTATTGATACAGCTCGGATTCTCAAACCTCTCGAGTTATCTGTTTCGCCGTGGGAGTGTGGTTTGCCAATACCGTCGTCGGGTAAGGCCATGAGTTGTTCTCTATAGTCTCGAAGACTTTTGAGACATTGATTGATTTGTTTTTTAATTTCTTCAGTCATAACCGTTCCTTTCAGGAGTTTGGTTGTCTATTTTTTTATATTCCTGCTTGTGTTCCGTCTATCATATTATCCCAAGATTAAAACAACTGATCGCCAGAATAACCAGCATAAAGCTAAAAATAAGGCGATTGATTTTACAATTCTTTTACTAGGTGGCTTCACTTCAAGTACGGCCAGAATGTAATCCAGCAACCAGAGAAGTAAAGCTACAGTTAAAAGTCTTTCTAAAAATGGGTTCATTATTTGATTTCCTCACTTGGAGATGGGCTTGTGCTTGGACTCTCTGTTTCAGCCTTGCCGAAGTTAAGAATTGCCTCGATGATCTCGCCTTTGTTGGCATAATCAGCAGGGACTAACCCTAAGTTTTCAGCCACTTCGTCAAGTTGTGGGCGTTTCATAGCCTCAAGTTTCTCTTCTTGGAGGGCGTTTGGGTTTTCTTTGAGTGGTTGTTCGATGTCTTCGAGTACAGCCAATCTCTCGAGTTGTTCCTCGGTAAGATACGAAGATCTCGCTCTCAAAAAGGCTACATCAGCCTCAGTAATAGCAGGATCGTTTTTTGCTAAGATTTGATTGACTTTTGCTTCTGCTTCGGGATTCATATTAAGCTCCTCGTTTATTACTTACTAATCCTGCGACCGCTTGGTCGAGAGCTTTCCTTGCCTTTTCAGGAGTATCAAGGAAGGCTTCTAACAGCATATAATTTTTTAGTCTCGCTTGCAAGCCTAGTGTCTTTTTATCGTGATACCATTTCTTCACTACCCCATAGAACGGAATAAATAAGGCCATGATTCCAAACCAATTACTCGGATCAGATTGTTCTTCAGTGAGTTCGGTTTCAACGGCTGAACGCATGGAACGAATATAGTCCTGAACCTGGGGAACGGCTAACCGCTTCTCTTGGAGAGATTTCGTCCATTGACCAAGTGTGTCACGCTCTGCGGAAGTCAGATCATCGTAGTTGAGACCTGCGCGTTGTAAGATTTCATCCATTATTGCCATAATTTATTGGACTGGCTGGACTGGCTGTTGCATCGGTAGACCTGAGTTTGGTTGGCCGATAGCCATTCCGTTCTGTCCTCCCATAGGGTTATTTAATACTGCTTCGCGTTTTGCTCGTTCTGTTTCCATCACGTCGTTGATTTCTTCAGGAGTGAGGTCAGAGAACTCTAGCAACTTACGCTGATAGATCTCTAACAGCTTATCATTTCCTGGGATCAAAGTCATGGTGGCGTTTAGTTTCTGTAGCATGTTGGAATCGTTGGCGTCTTTTTCTTCCTGAGACCAGACTCGGGTTTGGTAACCAGATTTTGTCATCCAGTCTTTAGGAGCAATAGTTCTCTCGAATAATTGACTGGTGTTTCGACCCTTTTTGTAGATCTTCACAGCGTCGAGTTTATCCGCGCCAGCTTCAATGAGTTTGAGGAACATACGGCCACGGCGTTTCCATGCTGGGGTGTAGAACTTACTCATACCCTTGACGCGTTCTTTTGCCTCACCAAGAGCGAGTTGAACCTCACCGAGGGTTACGGATCTCTCCTGAATGTTTCCTTGCTGGGTAGCAGTTGCACCAGTAGCCTTTTCGGTCATACCAATAACAAACTGCATCTCGTCTAAGGACTCGGATAACTCTGGGATATCGACTTTTTTAATGATCTTGTTGGGATCTCCAGGCATACCATACCAACCCCAGGGAACAGGATTGTATGAGGAAGGCGCGAAGCCTTCGATAGTTGAGTCGTAGTAGTGCATACCGAAGTTGCGAAGCGTTCGGTTTTCGACCAGTTGTGAGAACCAGGAATCAAGAACTTGGTTTGGAGTACGGACGATGTCGGCTACACCATCAGACCAGAAGTCTTGGTGTTCAATGTCATCAGCCCATGATTCGTAAGGGAAGTGAGTTCTCCAGAAGTTGTCAGAGGTAACACCAATCACTTCTTCAAGAGGTTTCTTCATCAAGATCTCGCGGTCGTCAGCTTCCACATAAAGGAACAACTGTTCATCCATTGTCTTACCATCAGCGCCTTTTTCATTGTTTCGGTACACAAAGTGGAGTGAGAGTTCGACATAGGTTTCTCCCAATACTGGAGAATCAACGTCCTGAACGCCCATTTGAGCCATTTTCTCGTTCTTTTCAACGGCCATCTTCTGATTGGTCGCGACTTTGATGAGACCTTGCTCAGTTGCATACCAAGTCTTGAGCTTCTTCACACACTCTTGATCGTAGTCTTCATTCGATTCGATTTCAGAGAGTGGAACGTAAATGTGGTTATGGATGAGGAAGCGTGAGGAGTGGAGGTCGGTTGAGTCAACGTAGCGAGAGACCTCAATATCCATAGGATCTTGGATCGTGTTCTTAATCATACCGTTGAGGATTTGCCATTGGTCAAAGGATCGTCCAAACAAGAAGACTTGCTTTTTGTCGACAATATCCTGAAGTTCCATGTTGTTTTGTTCAGCCGTCCACTTCCAGTATTCATTCAGGAAGACTTCAGCTTGTTTATCATTGTCAAGGTTTTCGAAATAGAGAACAGGCATGTCGTCCACATCTTTGAGAAGGGTACGAATGGTTTGTTTCATCAAGGGAACGTGAACTGATTGGCGTTGAACCAACCTATTAACCACAACTTTGTCGCGGTATAGGGAGTAATTATCTTTCCATTCTGGGTGTCGGCGTTCTCGGTAGTTATACCCATCCTCTTTGTTGAGGAGAAGCATATCCATCTCTGGACTTACTGTATATAATTCGTCAGACATATTCTCCATTCTTACAGATAAAAGCGTTTAATTGCAAGATCAAGCTAGAGTTCCTGCGATGTGTGGCTTCACGCCACCTGGATCGTTTGGCTTCCACGCTTTCTTCTTCCCAAGACTCGTAATTGCGTAGCGAATAGCGTCCATCGCGTGATCGTACCCTGGCTTTGGTGTGTTGATAATATCACCCTCTTTAGTGTCCATCCAAGCGTAATTAAGGTACTCGAGCCAGATCTTTGAACTGCGTTCGGTGACCCAGATCTTCTCATCCTGCACCACATCAATACCTTTTTTGATCGAATCACTCCCTTTTTCCGATGGAAGCACCATCAGGCCACCGAGTTTGATCTCGTCGATACTCTTAGGCTCAGAGCTATCAGCAATCACCAGGGCTGACTCAACGTTTTGGAGTGTGGCCATGATCTGAGAGTTTCTCATGCCTGTCTGGTAAATGATCTCATCGAGAATAATCCCTCCGTTGTAGCGGTACACAGCCACGATAGCGGTTGGGTCGTTACTGTACCCGAAGTCGAGTCCATAACGTTCGAGACGCGCTTCGTGGGGAACTGAGGGTATCTTCTCCCAATTCGAGTAAATCTTGCCTTTGACGGTCTCAGGGACATACCCAACAATCATGTTGTAGTAGTGGGCTGGTTTGGTTTCCTTGTAGCGGTTGTAGTTGGTCACACTCTGGGGATCAAGGTTGATGATGTTGTCGTTAAAATTGGTGTAAATGAACTCAGTATCTTTCTCGAGTCCTGCTTTCAATTTAGGAATGTAGAAGTCTTTGATACCTGATTTCTCCAGTTCAAACCATCGCTCAATGATCCAGTGGGTTTTTGGTGGTGGGTTGAGTAGTAAAATGATGCGAATGTCTCCCTTGAGAGTACGAAGGGAGTCGTCCAACTGCATGAAATCTTCTTCAGGGATTTCGTCAGCTTCCTCGATAATCACACAGTTATAGTTTGCGAGAGACTTTAACTTGGAACGCTGATCTCCCGATGATTTCTTGAACCCAACCGCATTGATGGTGTTCTGGCCATACTTGATGGTCATCATACTGTCGTTAATCGAGAGAGCTTCAGAGATTTCGTTTTCTTCTGCGCGGTCTTTAATTTCCTGGTAAATAGAGTTACGCACATCACCCAAGATGTACCGCATAATCGCACACCTGAAGTATTCGTCTGAGATGAGATTGGAATTAGCGAACTGAGAGGCTACAGTCGAACGGCCAGCTCCACGGCCACCCATGAGGATCGTGTAGCGTTTTTGGCTTCTAAAAAGCGGTTCATAGACCTTATTGACCCTTTGTTTCATTTCGGAAGTCCTCAAAGACGATCGTGTTTCCCTTGATGGCTTTTCCGTCTGAGGTTACATCGATTTTGTCTCCATATTTTTTGGGTAAGAGTTTAGACATCACCCATTTTCGAGTATCAACTCTTAACCGTTGGGCTTGAGCGTATGCGCTAGACTTCTTTTCAGCTCCACTTTTGATGATTTGGTTCGTTTCATCGGAAATATCAACGATTTCTTCAGCCATAACCTCCATCGCGTTCTGCCTAGCTCGCGCGTAATGGGTTTGAAAATCCTCGTTTTGACGTAACCACCTCAAGACGGTTGGTTTTGTCGGGTTTCCTTCCATCTCACAAAACTTCCTCAGTGATTCGCCGTTCCCTATATGCTCACAAATAGCATCGCCGATCTCTTTTGTATAGTCAGATGGTCTACCCCTTTTCTTTTGTTCTGTCATGGTCGTTTTTCTCTATTCACTTGAATATCTACTTTCCCCAATTCTGTTTCACAATCGTCGAAGGCGAGATCGACTTTCATTGATCCCTTTGCAATAACCGTTACCATTTCATCGAGACCTAACTTCTTCACAATAGTTACGGCATAATCGATACCACCTGCTGACCATACAAACACATCATCGCCGTTTTGATAAAACCACCTGAGAACAGCAATAAGATCATAGTCTGGAACTTGATCCTTTTGGTCTGGTCTTACCTTCCAGAGTGTGTCGTCGATGTCGAAGGCTACTGTTATCATTTTAACTTTTTAATTTCCTCGTTAACTATTCTACGGATATCTTTTAATCGTTTGAGTGTCATTGGCTCGGACTGCTCTAACATTCCATCTAATCGTGACTGAACTCTGATTCGAGTATCAAACAATCTGAAGTGGTAGATTAACTCACCTTCCCAGAATATACCGACGCGTAAATACTCATACGTCATTGGTTCTGGACTCTCCATCATGAGTTGTGTACCAATTCGGAGCTTCCATACTTGGAAGTGGAGTTCGAACAGTGGCCACTTGGTAGGGAAGAATTGTTTATAAATCGCCATTAGAACCTTCCATCCGTTGATCGTGAACGGAAACTATTAAATAAATATCGTCGCCTGTGAACTTATCGATTGTTGGAATGAGAGTGAAGATGAAGACTTCGTTTCTGATATACAGAGCTTTGTCGGTATATTTCTCTTTTGAGCCTCTGAGGTCTCTGTGGAGTTTTTCTTCAACGCCTGAATAGAGTAACCAATTCGCTTTGGCCATTGAGAGCT